TTACATCCAGTGAATTTGTTGCTGGCCGCCAGTCGCTGGATGAGGCAGCACCGGGTTTATTTCCCCTGGTTTTACGATGTAATGCTTTACGGTCTCAAACGTTACAAAGGTAGCGCTACAATTCACGTTCTGGCATTGATGATAACGCTCTTTGGTCGTGTCCCCCATATAGCGGCTGGTTCGGGCATGGGCGGCAGTTTTGCATAATGGACAATGAAACATCTAACACCTCGGGTGATTAGCTTGATGACTTTATTTTAACAAAATAACATTCAAAAACAATGAATTAAAACAACCCCTCTAATATTCATCATCAACTTCGTAATCAACGTCCTTTAACCTCACCTCAAGCTCTAAGCACGTCGTGTAGCCGCTATTGCTTAATGAGTGAGTTACCTTTGTGATCGTCCAGTCCTGCTCGTCTATAACGCGCTTATAGCCCGAGACACGCGCCGGGGTTTCCGGGTAAATATCAGCCCGCCCCAAAGCCAGCGAGATAGAAAACTCGGCGACCCCGCGCTGCAGCTTGTCCCACTTTGCCTGGGCGGCGCGCATGGCCTGCGCCTTTGACGCATAAATCGTGGTCAGAGCGAAAACATTATCCTCGGTGCCGGTCATGTATTCCCCTTCGCGGGCTTCCTGCTCTTTGACTTTCTTCACCTTAGCCTTGCTCACCGGCGTCGCTTTCGGGTGCTCCAGCGCGCGCAAATGCCGCTCTTTGGGTTTGCGCTTCACCTTCACCTGCTGCTTTTGCTTCTCCGGCTTCGGGTCTTTGGTGTGCAGCCATTTAGCCGTAACACCGGTGTATGCGCCCCGGTCAGCGATAGAGAAACTGTGACGATCGCCAGAGCTGCGCTTGATGGTAATGGCCGGAATAGGTTTGCCGCTGGCCGTGACCCCGTTCCCGGCCTTGAGCATCATCAGGCGACCGGCCTTGACTGACACCTCCGCGCCGTTCCGCTCGGCCAGTCGGGTAAGGAATTTGACGTCGGATTCCTGCGCCTGGTCAATATGCGGAATTTTAATCCCTTTCAGTACATCGGCGACCGCTGGCTCCAGTTTGTTTCGCCCGGCAATGGTCGCCACAATTTCCCCCAGGGTTGTATCGTGATATGAGGCTTCCCGGCGCGAGTTAAGCGAGCCACGAAAATCAGCACTACGCGCCCGGATCGTAACTTCATCCGGCGCGCCCCGGTGCTCAATCTCATCAACCGTAAATTGCCCCTTACCGATAAGCGCCTCACCTTTCCAGCCGAGGAATAAAGTCAGCACCGCGCCACGTAACGGGAGCTCAATCAGGCCGTCACTGTCATCGAGCTCAATGTCGAGCTGGTCGGCTTCAAATCCGCGGTTGTCAGTCATGCTCAGATTGATGAGTCGGTCGCTGATATTCTGCGTAATGTCTTTATTTTCCAACCGGAGTAAAAAGGCCGGTGTCGCGGTTGCCCCGACATCAGATAAAACTGTATTGAGCATCAGAATAAGCCTCCGGCTGCGCCACTCACTTTCGAAACCACATCCCCGGCCACATCGCGGGCTTTCCCGACCAGGCTCTCGGCCTGCTTACCAATATCCCCGAACATATTTGCGAGCGACTCATCCACGCGGGTAAGCTCCAGCGTAAAATCTATTTTTCTGGCTGTGCCGTCGTTAAAAAATTCCGCATTGGTCTGACGCACCGAGTTAACGACAAACATCCCGTAAATCGTGCCGGTTCCCTCAATCAGTGACCAGGCTTTCCCCTCATCAGCCATGAGCTTTAATGTCAGCAGCGAAAACCGCCCGCCGGTAAGTTCCGGGTAAAGTGTCCCGCTCAGCGTGATTTTTTCCTCCTCCACGCCGAGAAACTGGAACGCGGGGCGCTCACCGACGCGGCTGTTTGACGGCCAGCGCCAGCTAATATCATGTTGCATCGACTGGTACGGCAGCGTCTGACGCATAAAAACAAAAAGACCTAGTGCGAGCATCATCGTTAATTCCTCCTGTCAGTCATGCCGCATGCCAGAGCGCTGTTTAGCACGTTTTTCCCGGTCGATTCTTTCCACCGCCTCGCGCATCTGGCGGTCAAGGTCATGCCCTGGCATACCGCCGCCCTGCAGAGTGATGTTGTATTCGCTCCGGCTGTTGTCGACATACGAACGGCCACCAGGCACGCCGATGGGTTGGTATGCCCCGCCAGCGGTGGCCGGGATGTATGCGCTACCGGTGGCGGGTGAGTAACTCCCGTTCCCGCCCGGCGCATTTGCCCCGCCGGTGGCAAGGTCACCCGCCGCTTTGTTGATATCTCCCGATTCCTTGTTGATGACACCGAGCTTTTCGAGCACCCACGTAATGCCCTTCCTCAGCAGATTAAAGGCGTTGAGTGGGGCGAGCAGCGCATTAGCCAGCGCCTCACCGAACATCACCCCGGCGCTTTTACAGGAGTCGAGCGTTTCCTGCGTGGATTTCACCGGCGCAATCAGGTTTTTAAACCACTCCCACGCGGCCTTTAATTTCTCGCCCAGCCAGTCAAACACCGGCATCAGAGGGGCAAACATTTCACCGACCGGCGCAAAGGCCGTTTTAAGTCCCTCAACCACGCCAGCGAAAAAGGCGTTGATGGGCTCCCAATATTTGCGGATTAGCAAAGCCCCGGCGACGATGGCCGCCACCACGGCGACCACCGGCCAGGTGATAGCCCCGATAGCCGTGACAATGGCACCGCCTACCACGCTGAAAATTGTCCCGAGCAGACTGGCAGCCGCGATGATCGCATTAATACCCGCCACAACCGGCCAGGCAATCAGACCGATAGCCCCAATAGTGCCAATCAGCGCCAGCGCGCCTCCGGCAATCAGGCCGAGGGTTTGCGCGAGCTTTTTATTGTCCGTTATCCATTTATCGAGCCTTAACACATAGCCCGTCGCGGCCTGGGTCAGGCTGCGCAACGAGTCATTTTGTTGGTCGAAAAGGTCAGTGCCTACCGCCTCATAAGCAGACTGAAACTCTTTAAAGTCGCCCCCGAGGTTGTCCTGCATGACTTTGACCAACTCCTCGGTCTTGCCGTCCGAGGCTTTAAACGCGGCGGTTAACTGGTCGAGCTTACCGCTGGCCGCTGCGGTCATGAGCACGGCGGCGGCAGAGCTGGCCTCCTCGCCGAAAATAGTTTTCATGTACTCACCGCGCTGGCTCGTTCCGAGATTATTTTTTATGAAACTTGCCTGCATTTCTTTCAGGATGCTAAAGATTGGTCGTGTATTGCCTTTGCTATCAGCCGTCTTAACGCCGAGCTCTTTAATTGCCTGGAATGCTTTCCCGGTCGGTGCCTGCAGGCGACTCAGAATCGCACGGCTACCCGTCCCCGCCATTGAACCAGTAATTTTTGCATCATGCAGAGCTCCCACCATTGCGGCGGTTTGCTCGATGCTGACCCCGGCATTTTTCGCCACCGGTGCCGCATAGGTCAGCGCATCACTGAGGCCGTCAAAGTCGGCGGCGGTCTTGTTCATTGCCATAGACAACACATCGCCGATGTGTGACACCTGATCGTTAGAGAGCTGAAATGCCGAGCGCATCCCCATTAAAAGCCCGGCGTTCTCTTCCATCGTCCGGCGGTTAGCCAGCGCCATATTCAGCGTGACCGGCGTCGCCGCCTGAATGGCTGCGGCATCCCCACCACCCTTCGCGATAATAATCTGAGCTCCGGCCGCATCGTCAGCCGACGCCGCGGTATTATCGCCGAGCTGGCGCGCCTGTTTGCGTAACGCCTGCATTTCCGGGGATTGTTTATCCACCCCGAGCACGGCCTGCAGCTCAGAGTTTTTCTGCGCAAAGTCATACCCTGGCATCAGCAGTTTCACACCGGCCATCGTTCCCGCCGTGGCGATACCGACCCCGGCAGCCCCAACGGCAGCCGCACTGCCTGAGAGCTCCTTGCCGGATTGATAGCGCTGTTTGACAGCGCTGAGTTTGGCCTGTTGCGCGCTGACTCGCGCCAGTGCCTCCCGCTGTCGATTTAGCTGCGCCGTTGTTTCGCTGAGGGAGTTTTTCAGGCGGCGCTCGTCGCTGGCCAGGGTGCGGGTATTTATACCAGCCTGCGCCAGCTCCTGGCGCTGACGTTGCACCGATTGCCGAAGGCTGTTTTGTTTGAGCTGTAGCTCGTTAGCGCTGCGGCGCGCGGCATCCATTGCGCGTGTCTGCGCGAGTGTGGGTTGTTCGGTGTTTTTAAACTGGATAGCCAGCGCGGCGGCTTCCTGTTTAGCCTGCTTCAAAGCCTGACCAGTGACCGCGAGCTGTGCGCTGGTTTTACGGAATCCCTCAATTTTTGAGGCCTGGCCGTTCAGCTCGCGTAATGATTTCTGTGATTCCCGGATATCACCCGACAGCGATTTGCTCGCTGTCTGGATGGATTTAAACGGGCGGGTCGCCTGGTCAACAGCTTTGAGTAATACCTGTAACTTAACGTTATTACTCATCTGTGTTTCCGCTTCGCTGGAGCGCTTTGTCGCGCCATGAGAGGAGCTCGGTCACGCTCATCGGGTAAAGCTCGGACGGCGGCCAGTGGAAGATAACCGCAATATCTGCGATGAGATCGTCGACCGAGAATTTTTCAGGAAATACTATGCCGCCGAATTCGGTGCCAAAAAACCGACCACCTTCCCGGCCATCGCCAGAATATCCGGCAGCTCAAGCGCCGCGACTTCCTGCTCCGTCAGGTTCGGGTAAGTCATGCGCGGCAGCACTTTAATCAGCGCATTCACATCAGAGTTAGCCACATCAGCCAGCGAGACGCCGCGCAGCGTGCCGGTATTGGGTTTAATCAGCGTAACTGCGGCAATAACCTGCTCACCGCGTTTAATCGGCGTATCGAGGGTGATCGTATTTTCAGGATTGGTTAATACTTCTTTTGCTTTACCCATGTCGTTGCTCTCTTTTGTCAGAATTTTGGGGGTTCCCGGCGAGTTATTCCCGCCGGTGCAGGGGTTAAATCAGACCGATATTTTTGCGGTGTTCGGCCAGTCGGTCGACGCCGTTCACCTTCTCAATACCGTTCAGCACGTCGATTTCAATGACTACCTTCCCGTTGATGGTCAGTTTGAAGTAAGTGCAGATAACCGGTAATTTGCTCTCGGCTTTCTCGCCCTGCTTGCTTTCGCCGGTGTCCATTTCCTTCATTTTGAAGCGGGTCACCACCTCAACCGGCACAATTTCGCCGGTGTCGTCGCGCTGGTAGGAGCCTGCATAACGCAGTGCTTCACCGGTGCCAACCGCGCCGTACATTGTCCAGATCGCCTCATCCGGGAAACCGCCGAGACTCAGCTCCATTGAGAGCGCATCATCGTCCAGGCCGAAATCAATCGGGGCTGCGCCGCTCATTCCGGCACCGCGATACATTTCCAGTTTGCGGGTCAACTTCGGCAGCGTCAGCGAGGTTACGACGCCCAGGTAGCTAACACTGTTGATGAATACATTCATCATTTTTAGTGTGCGTGGCATTGCCATTTAATCGGGCTCCTTATCGGCTGACCGCAGCGGCCAGGGTGACGAGATATTTGTCGGTAATACGCTGGCGCAGCGTCAGATTTTCGAGCGGTGGCACCGGCGTAAAATCGTAATCAAGAATGAGTTTGCCGCCTTTCAGGGTTTCTTTGTCGTTGGCGCTTTCGTCAAACCAGCAGGTCGCGCCGACGATATAACCCGCCGTGGCCATCTCGCGGAATTTGGCATTGATGCCGTCCACAATGTCGCGGATAAGCGTCGGGGAAATGGGTTTATCAACCGCCCACATATGCCCCTCAGCCATCGTGTCGGCGATAACCTGCGCGGTGCGGGTGTAGTTCTCAAAGAGGAATAACGGATCATCAGAGCAGGTGCGGTTACCCCAGAATCGGAAACCGTCCTTACGAATCAGCGTGGTGACCCCGGCCTCGTTCAGCAAATCGGCATCGGTGCCGGATTCCTGCAAATCCCAGAACACAGACGCGCTGATGCCGGTCACGCCCTGGACGCCAACGTTAGACAGCGTTTTATGCCAGCCGACCGTCTGGTCGATGTAAGCACGTAGCCCCATTGCACGGGCGGTGGCGTATGCCGTGGCGCTTGTGCTGGTCACGGTGTCCCAGGCAATAAAGTCCGGCCAGATGAGCATTAATTCACGCTGGCTGAAATTCTCGCGGTACTTGATGCAGTCTGAAACGGTTTTGCAGCCCCAGGCGCTGATATAGCCGAACGCGCGGAGCTTTTTGCAGACCGACGCGAGCGCGATTGCCACCTCTTTTGTATCGAGCCCTGGCACACCGAGAATGCGCGGCTTGACGCCGGTCACCGCCTCAGCGGTCAGCAGCGCTTTAAGCCCGGTGTATTTGCCGTTCTCATCCGTGGTGCCGATGATGTTCGAGATGGTTTCAGCCTGCGCGGCCTCTTCATCGTCGCCGGTTCCCTCGGCGACACGCACAATAACGGTCACCGGTTTAGCCTGGTCGGCGATAGCCTGCAGGGACGCGGCCAGGGTGCCTTTTTTACCGGCTTTGGCAATCGCGTCCTGCACTTTGGTAATCAGCACCGGCTCATTGAGCGGGAATGTTTTTTCGTCGGCATCACTGGCGGTGCATACCATGCCAATAATTGCCGTCGAGACAGTGGAAATGACGCGTGTGCCGTCGTTAACTTCGACGACCTGGACGCCGTGGTGGTAGTCACTCATCCGGTTTACTCCGTGGTGGTTGGGTGAGTGATATTTTCTGACGCGGGGCGGGAGGGGGCGAGCGGTTGGGGTTTTGCTGTCGGTGACACAACCGGGAAAAGAAAAAACGCCCCCGGTCGGGAGCGCTTTATCAGGCGGGAAGCACAGGCCATGTGATTTTAGGCGCGGCGGTCAGGTCTAACCGACGCAGCGCGGCGCGATAAGTCCGAAGCGCTTCAAGCTCAACAGCTTCATCTTCTGAAATATCGCCATCCTCGAGCGCACCGGCGAGCCAGTCAATGCGCCTTGTCGCCTCACTCATGCGGTTGTCACGCTCAGTTGTGGCGATAGCAAGCTGATCGCGAATCTGCTGCAATTTACCGTCTTTATAAAACCAGTCATCGCCCAGGCTTACACGCATATTTGCTTTTGTCGCGGGCAATTCAACGGCGCTCAGGTTCATCGGAAAGAACGCATAAACATCAGTACAAAATGTTCTTACCCGGCCATCTTCGTCATAGCCAACTTTAAGCGTGTTTTCACTAAATTGCTTTTGTACGTCGTACCAGTCGTTTCCCTGTTCATCCTGCAAATAAATCACCTTGCCACCATCGACAGTAAGCGCTTTCCCTTTAGGCGTGTACTGCGAAAACTTCCCGAATTGCTGCATCATTTTTTCCTCAGTTAATAACAATCCATTGGCCATTTATCAGCTTGCGAAGATAGCGAATATGAAATGCGCCGACGTTGTTCGCGCCGCCGACCATAGAAAAGTTATACATAGCACCGCCATCCGTTCCCTTCGGGTAACCTCTGCCATCCCAAAACTGAATTTCAGTCGCGGCTGTAAGGTCGATGTTCTGCACAAAATTCTGATAAACCCAGCCGGTCGTCGCCATGTTGTTACCCAGCCATTGACTCAACCAGCCGCCCCACACCGGGCCGTAAACATCACCATTTTTCTCGAGAATACCGTCGCCTGCATAAACTGAACCAGGGAAAGATAGCGAATTATCATTCGGGTTAAATACAAGCGTGCTGTCTCTAAATGACCCGTCCCCAAGCTGCTTGCATACATGAATGCAATAGCTCGGATAATCAGCATTACCCGATACAAGTACGCCTTGACTAATTGCTGCCCGGTAGCCCTTTCCTGCTGTTGTCACTGTCGCCTTTGTCATGGGCAAATAGACATTGCCGCTTGCATCAAAGTTAGCTGAATAAAGCAGCGCGCGGCGGTCATTGACTTGATTTTGAAACATCCCCCCGCCAGGCCAGACGTTATCTTTGATGTTGTAATGCTCAGCATTATTGATATAACCAGCATCACCACCCCCGACAGCCACAAACTCTTTTACGTCATGCGTGGCGATATCACCCAACCCAATATTTTTACGCGCCTCAGCCGCGTCCTTAACATCAGAAAGATTCTTGTCAGCCTGCAGGCGCTTACCGGCATTTTCATCAGCCTGTTTAGCCAGGGCATAAGCAGCTTTAACGGCTTTCGGCGTGGCGGCCAGCGTCTCGCTGTCGCTGTCGGTGGCGCTGCTCAGTTGCACAAACCCTTTATCTTTCAGCGTGCCGTCAGGGTGATTGCGTGATTTGGCGTGTTTGTCGAGCGCATCGTCAACGTACTCTTTAGTCGCCATCACCGTGGAGCTGTCGACCTGCAGCTCGACCGAGGCAATATTGCTGACAGCAATCACCATGCGCACGGTTTGTGCGCGCCCGGATCCCTCGGCGAGTAGCGGTTTGTAGCTCTCAGCCATGTTAGCCACCGCGATGAGCACGCCCTCGCTGTCATAAAGCCCAAGTTCTCGCGTCCAGAAGCCGCCCACCTCCGGCGGGATAATCAGCTCGACCACCACGCAGTTAGCATATTTGGGGTGCGGGGTGATCGTGTTGATAAGTGCGCGCCACACCTCACGCACCAGGGCGGTTTGCTCCGGTTTGGGCTCGGGCAGCGAGCCGCCACCATCCCCTACGGCCATTGCGGTAAAAATAACTTTCTTCCCGTCAGGTGGTAAACCGGCAGCCAGCTTTTGCACCCCGGCATTGGTGAGAATAGTTTTAAATTTTTGACTCATTTCAGTAGCTCCATTTCGGGGTAAACCGTCACAATCTCGCCGTCGTAAGTCGTGCCGCCGACGTACAAATCACCCGCAATTTCCTGAATGATGTTCAGGCCAATCAGGTGACGGCTTGCGGCTTTGGCATCAGCGATAAGGCGCTCCATTTCCTGATACATTTCCTCCGTGATACCGCTTTCCAGTACGCCAATATCCAGGCGAAAAGTGCCGGGCTCGTCGTCGGTCTCCCACCACTCGGTAACCTTAATCATGTAACCCAGAGGCTCGACCACGCGCCGGATGGCACCGATAGTGCCTTTGCTCCGGTGGATGAAATACGCGGTACGCACCACGTTCCGCTTTGTCTCTGCCGTCCAGTTCTCGTCCCATCGGTCGACGGAAAACGCCCACGCCAGGTACGGGAGCAGACTCACCGGGCAGGTGTTGGGGTTCCATAGCGTGCGTAACTGAATCGGCGTTCGCGCGATATCAGCCAGGGCGCGGGCGGCGGCGACCTCCAGCGGCGACGAGCCGACCGGCAGCAGGCGGTTATCACTCATCGGATCCCCCGTCTTTCAGCACGTAGGCGGTGCAGTAAGAAGCCTGATGCTTTGCGAGCACGATATCGGCCAGCGGGGAAGCCAGCTCGACACGCTGCACGCCCTCGACGTGCAACGCCCCGTAAATGGCTGACAGCCGGATATCCCGCCCGAGTCGGTGTTGTGCCGAGATATAGCGCTGGATTTGTTTTTCGGCGGCGGCTTTAATCGGCGCGGCTTCGGGACCAGGGAAAAAATACAGCGTGGCGTCAATCTGGTAGGGAACAATCTCGGCGGCCTGCACGGTCACACGGTCAGCCACCGGGCGCACGTCCTCATCGTTGAGCGCGCGGGTCACAACGGCAATCAGGTCAGCCCCTGCAGTGCCATTGCCCTCGCGCGACAGCACGGTCACAGTGACACACGCCGGGGATGGACTCTCAACCGCAATATCGGCGACCCGACCGTCGGCGCTCAGGCCGTGATATTCATATGCCCCGACCGGACCCGCCACGCTCATTCCCTCAAATGCCCGCTGCGCCCGCAGCCGTAAATCGCTATCGGACTCCATGACAGCAGGTGTCGACGGGATGGTCGTATCGTCTGCCGGAGTAAGCACAAGGCGCGCAGTGTTATTGTTTGCGGCCATCACATCGAGATCGGTGCCGTTTGCGTAGGCCAGCATGACCGCGCGGGCGGCCTCGTTCACACGCTGGCGCAGAATCACCTCACGGTAAGCGTTCTCCTGCAGCAGCTTGACGATGGGCTCGGATTCCAGCTCGAGCGTGCGCGCGATAGCGTCCTGTGTATCTTCCGGGTAAAGCGAGATTAACGTCGCCTTGCGCTCGGCCAGGATGGTTTCAAAATCGAGATCCTCAACGATTTCAGGCGCGGGGAGCTGGCTCAGGTCAATGGTTGGCATAGGTATCAGCTCAGCGGAATGGAAAGGGAAAGGCTTGCGCCCGAGTCGGTAAATTCGCCGGTGATATCGACGACCATTTCGCCGTTAAACCGGGTTTCAAAGGTGATGCCGTTCAGCCTGACGCGCGGCTCCCATTTCAGGATCGCCATATAGCAGGCGGCGCTAATTTGCAGGCGCAGCGCCTCGTTTTGCGGCTGGTCAGTCAGGGCAGACAACAGCGAGCCATACTGGCGACGCATGACCCGCGAGCCGACCGGCGTAATAAGAATGTCCCGGATGCTTTGCCGGATGTGCTCCGCGTCGCTGACGCTCAGGCCGGTGGTCTGATTCATGCCGAGATAACGGGCGGTCATTGGGTGCCCTCCGTCATACTGCCGCCGCGCTGGACGCCGCCGTGAGCGTGCTTATCAACCTGCACGCCGTTGGAGGTGAACGAGCCGCCGGAATGCGTGATGTTGCCGCCCATTTTCCCGCCTTTCTGCACGTCCAGCGTGGCACATGTCAGCTTATTGGTGCAGACCACTTCCGGTGTATTGAGCGTGACGCGGGTATCGGCTTTGATGGTCACCACCGGTACCGAGGCGGTCAGCGATTCAGATGCCGTGATATCAGCGGTTTTAATCCCGCTCACGGTCAGGGCGCTGGTTTTAGGCTCGTACTCAATCACCGCGCCGTCCGGGAACGAAATATGCAGCGCATCGGCAGAGGCCGAGGGGGCGGGATTGTCGTCGGAATAAATACCGGGCAGCACAAACGCCGTATCGAGCTCACCGCCAACGGCCAGAATCATGACTTGTTCGTTGACAGAGGGAGCCCACCATGTACGGGATCGCCCGGCGCGGGACGTGAGCCACTGGAGCCAGTCTGTTACGTTGCCTCCGGTCTGGACGCGACATCGCCCCGTTGCCGTGTCGACTTCAACAACGACACCGGTGCGGATGAGATTGCGAATAAGCCGTAGAGTTTCATTGAGTTGTATATTCATGAATGCATAATGACTCGGCAATGCCTCAAAAAAAATCATGTTATGCTTTGTGGTAAATCACACAACAAACCTCTTTTTTCAGGAAAAATTTGATGATTAGTTTTTTTGTAAACAAAACAACCCAAATATCTCTAACATCATATAGAGAGAAGGTTTTATCCAAAGATCAATCTAAGCATGGCTTTGAGCTTGAAAAAATAACACTACTCACTCATATGATTGATAGTTTTTTACATGCCCCACAAAAATGGGATGACCTATCTCAGTTCAACATAGAAAATATCAATGGTGTTTTTTTGCACGAGCTAAGCAATGGAGATAACAGTCCCAAAAGTACAAATATTTTATTTGTAATGTGCGCTAGATTTTTTCTGGAAAGTTACATTTTTGAGAGTGACGATAGCTACCAACTAACTAATGCAGTGAAGAACTTTATTATATACAGGCAAGATGATTTTGATGAAGAAGCATCAATACAAATCACATACACGCTCAAGGAAATGCCACTCTCAGTAATGAGGAAACTATTAAGCAGCGAAGCCATAAAAAGCTATAATGAGTATAATTACAATATAAAAAACCTAAATGCAATTCAGTCTGAATGGGATAAAGAACTGAATTCAAAGATAGAAAAGGTCGACAAACTAAAAGAAACACTTGAGAAGCACTCATCTGCATTTAACTTTGTAGGTTTGTATCAAGGCTTTTCAGAGTTAGGTGAGAAAAAGAAAGGCGAACTTAATATAGGCAAACGGCTAATGCTTACTCTTGGTTTTGTCCTTCCAATCCCTTTGCTAATTGAAGCAATTTATTTGTATTTTAACTCCGCCGCTCAAAACAACATATATCACTATATAGCTTTAGTGCCTATTTTTTCGATCACTGTAATTCTTGCCTATTTCTTCCGGGTATCACTTAATAATTTTAACTCAGTAAGAGCACAGCTCATTCAAATTGAATTAAGAAAAAGCCTTTGCCAATTCATCCAGAGTTATGCTGAATATGCCCAAGATATTAAAGGAAAAGATAAAGAATTACTCATAAAGTTTGAAGAAGTTGTATTCTCTAATATTATGACATCAGAAGAGAAGATACCTTCGACATTTGATGGACTGGAGCAACTAGCAAACCTGGTGGCATCTATAAAAGGGAAGTGA